GACTAACCCAAGACTTATTCTCTAACTATAGTTCTGCACGTTCAGACTGGGCTAGTCAAGCAGCTGAAGATGCAGAATTTCGAGCAGGGAAGCAATGGTCTGATAAGCAGGTAAAGTCATTACGTGCTAGAGCACAGGAACCTCTAGTCGTAAATGTGATCCACCCAGCGGTAGAGCAAGCAAAAGCTATGCTTACCGCCAACTCTCCCAGATTTCAATCTACAGGGCGAGATACTTCAGATACAAAAGTAGGCAGGATATTCTCAGACCTTATGTCATGGGTCTGGGACATATCAAATGGCAATACTGAACTAAAACAGTGTATTGATGATTATTATGTAAAAGGCATGGGTGTGATGGTTTCATATATAGCCCCAGATGCTGATTTCGGTAAAGGTGAAGTATATATTAAATCAATTGATCCATTCTCTGTTTATTTCGATGCTGACTCACAAGACCCGTTCTGTCGGGATGCTAGTAATATTATAATAGCAAAGCGCATTACAGAAAAAGAATTAATTCAAATATATCCAGAATTTGAGGAAAACATTAGACAATCCTCAGAAACAAGCCATATAAGCTCAGTGGATGAGAATCGTTTTGGTATAATGAAAGAAGACGTTCTTCCTAAGTCCAGAAAGCATGAAATGTTGGATGTTGATCTTGAACGTGAACTGGAAGTATTTGAAAGATATACCAAGGTAAAAGTACCATATTACAGGATATTCGACCCACTGTCGAATGAAGAGAAAATTATAAATGACCCGCAATATGCAGAATACAGAGAAGAGCCAGCAGTTATATTAACTGTTTCTGGAGGAGAACAGCAGATATTCACAGACGAGCTCAATGTATCCAAATTCATGCAAATACATGATGATATTGGTAAAGTGTACCACTTAGAGCTTGATCCGCTAACAGGACAACCTACACCAGTAGCTGGTCGTGAGAATGAAAATTCAATACCGAATAGCTATACTGCTATTGATCCCATCACCAAAGCTGAACTTATTGACAATGAAAAGATTATGGTCAATAAGATAATGGCTACCAATATAAAACAATGTATCTCAGTAGGTGATGAGTATCTGTATTCTGTAGTATTGCCTATAGAGGATTATCCGATTGTTCCATTTATGAATAATCATAACAGAAATCCTTATCCAATAAGCGATGTTAGAACTGTACGTGGATTACAGGAATATATTAATAAGCTGCGATCTCTTATTGTTGCCCATGCTAGTAGTTCAACTAATGTTAAACTGCTTATCCCCCGTGGTTCAATGAATAAAAAGCAATTAGAAGAAGAATGGGGTCGTGCAGGTACAGCTGTAATTGAATTCGACCCAGAGCTTGGACAGCCAATTGTAGCAGGGCCAGTACCGCTGCCTAATGAATTATATAAGAATGAAGCGGATGCAAAGGCTGATATAGAACGAATACTTGGTATTTATACATTTATGCAAGGGGATGTTGGTTCAGCCCCGCAAACATTTAAAGGAACTGTTGCACTTGACGAATATGGTCAAAGACGCATCAAGTCCAAGAAAGATGATATAGAATATTCACTAAATCAACTCGCTAAAGCAGTTGTTGGTCTAATGCAATATGTCTATACATCTGAAAAGATTATAAGGCTTATACAGCCTAACAATAAACCATTAGAAGTAAAAATTAATCAAAATCTTTATGATGATGTCAGTGGACATCTGATTAAAAAAGTAAACGATATATCTGTAGGTAAATACGATATTATCGTTGTTTCTGGCTCAACTCTACCATCTAACCGATGGGCTAGGTTTGAATACTATATGGAGCTCTTCAAGAGTGGTCTTATTGATCAAATTGAAGTTTTAAAGCAAACAGACGTTGCTGATATGGAAGGCGTACTCGAAAGAGCTGGACAAATGCAGAAACTCATGCAGCAGGTTCAACAGCAGCAGAATCAGATTAAAAAACTAAAAGGCGATCTGCAAACTGCACAGCGTGAATCTGTCCATGACAGGAAAAGAGTTGAAGTTAAGGAATTTGAAAAGAAACTGGCTAAGGCAGAAGCAAAAGCAGAAATGGCTACACAGCTGTATAAATCTCGAGCTTCTGATGAACTTGCTAAACTTAAAAAAGAAGTTAAGGAAGTAACAAAGTCAGTGGATAAACAAGTAGGCTTAAAAGAATAACAGCGGTTGCTGAAATAAACAAATCGCAAGGAGTGAATAATGGCTGAAACACAAAGTGCAGCAATAGAACCTGATAAATCACCGTATGGTTACGAGGTAGAAAAAGCGAATATCCCTTTGATGGATGCTGAAGTACCCGCAGGAGATGCAATGAAACCAGAGAGTTTCGATGTAGATGTAAACCAACCGATGATCAGTGAAACGCCTGTAGACGGACAACAGGCTGAGAGCACAGAAAGTCCTGAAGTACAACCTGCAAAGGAAGACTCGAGTAGATTTGAATATTGGCAAAGTCAGGCAGACAAGGTAAAGAGCGAACTATCGAATGCACAGCAAGAACGAGATTATTTTAGAAATCTAGCACAGCAGCAGCAGTCAACGGTCTCCAACGGACAACCTAATGGACAACCCCAACAACAAGTTGGAGTTCAAGAGGATTCGTTGAAGCAACCCGTCAAACCAGAAAAACCAGTCAGCTACAGCGAGGTCGATGCGTATAACGATCCTGAGAGTACATCTTTCAAATATCGTTTAGAGAAGGAGAGATATCAAGACGATTATATGGGCTATCTTGAAGAAAAAGACGAAAACAGAGAAAAGCAAATGCGTGCTCAATATGAGTATGCATATGCTCAACAACAAACAGCAATGGTACAAAACAATGCTATGTCACATGCTATGAATGGATATGGCTTGAGTCAAACCAAAGCTGGTGATTTCGTCAATTGGGCAAGTAACCCTGAGAACGTAACAGTTGATCATCTTATAAAACTCTATATGATGAAGGATGCGCCCGACGCAAGGGTAGAGCAGAAAAAACAAGATATGATGAAATCTCAAGAGGTTTTATCAATGCCAAGATCAGCAGCGGTTGAGACTGGCACATCTGAATCACCTAAAAGTGATGAAGACCTGTTTAATCAAGGCTTACTCTCTTTAAAAAGATAGAAAGGTAGAATACAATGGCTGAAACATTAAAGTCGATGTATAATGGTGGCTCCGCTGGAGTTCTCTATACCGATAGACGGAATTTTTACGTTACCCCTCAAGTTGTAAAAGAACTATGGACTGACGTAGCACCGTTTACTACGGTGATTTCAAATAGAGAACAGCGTAAAGTACCAGACCCAATTTTTAAGATGTTTGAACATCGTAATCCTTGGGTAAAACAAAAGTTCCTATGGAATAAAGGAACACCGGGAACAGTGCCAGACAATGATACTGGTCTTGGATCATTACCAGTTGACGGTATTGTTGGATTAGCTTCTACTCCAGATGATTCTTGGATTGGATTAGTAATCGAATGCTGGAATGCAGCTGAATCAAGTAAGCTAGGAACCGCAGTTGTTACTGCAGTTTCTTCAACTCCAGAACTAACAGTTAAATCTTTATCAGGTGCAGCATTTGCTTTACCAGATGATGGTATTAACTATGTAATTGGTAATGCACAGGGTGAAGGTATGACAGCACCTGAAGCTTGGGCTGATGAATTGCAAGTAGTTTATAATTCTTCACAGATATTTAAAACTCCTTTGCAAATTACTGGAACTCTTTTAGCAGCATCACTACGTGGTGAATCTTCAGAGTTGGCACGTTTACGTGCACAAAAAAGTCAAGAACACAAAATGCAAAAAGAAAAGGCATTCCTTTTTGGACAGCGTGATAGTGGAACTGGCTTAGGAGAATCTGCATATGATGCTGGTAATAAAGCTTCTAACGTAGATGAAACGTTTGCTGATGATGGAAGAACAGATGCATCTGGAAATGTTATCCGTACAACTTATGGTATTGTAAGTGCTATGGATAAATATGGCGAATCTGGTTCTTATGATTATCAGAACGTATTCAGCATTACTGAAGCTAGTTACAGTTATAGCGATTTTGTAGACGATATGGAAAAAGTATTCCAGTATGTACCAGAAGCTGGTGTTAAGCGAGCTTTCTGTGGTGCTGGTGCTTTAGGATATTGGTCTAAAATAGCTGGTAACACTGGAATGGCTGGTAGCTCTGGTTGGACAGTTAATATGAGTGATATGAAAAGAGACTCTCTTGGATTTAATTATAAAATCCTTGAAACGCCTCATGGTATCCTTCAGTTAATTCCAACTCCTGCATTACGTGGCCCTTACAATAAGTATATGCTTGCTGTAAGTGAAGAGAACCTGTTCCATGCTCAATATCGTTCACCTATGTACCAAACTAATATTAAAACTGATAATGCTTTTGATGGAGTAAAAGATCAATACTTTTCCGATGAAGGTGTTGGTATATCCCTTATGGAAAGTCATCATCTATTTAAAATTAGTTAAGGAGGTCAATTATGGCTAGACCTTACTTAGGTGGTTCAAGCGCTTCTGTTGAAAGTAAAACAGCAGCTTATAGTATAGTTCCTGCAGATCATGGTAAAGCGTTTGTTTTATCTGGTTCTGCAATAACACTTACACTTCCTACTATAGCAAATGCTTACAAAGGATTTTCCTGTAAAGTTATTTCAGGAGATGATAGTGAGCATGTTATAAGTGGTGGTGCAAGTAAAATATACTATCATGGCAGCTATGGAACAGATCATGCAACAAATACTGGTAGAGACATACACGAAACAGTATCATCGCTTACATTAAATGCTGGTGCAATTAATGATACGATTGATATTTTTTGTGATGGAAGTAACTGGTATTGCAATGGTTCAACAAAAGCCACTGTCGACGCAAGTTAACGAAAACTAACTCGAGGGGAGAGTAACGTCTCCCCTCGGATTGGGATACTATGACACAAAAACAGTTAATAGAAACAGTCCAACAGCACCATCCAGAGCTGGGAGAAACGCAAATACGTATTTTCCTTAATAAAGCACTGGATGAGTTTTGCAGAAGGACAAGAATTTTAACAACAGCCTATACATTCAGTACAGTAGCTGACCAACGCTACTATGCTCTTGATGACGCTATACTGGAAGTTCTTTCAGTTGATTTTGACGGATATGATATATACAGGCTGTCTGGGAGACCAGAGGTTAGGGATTTAACATAATGGCATATAGCAGAACAAAGGACGAAGTTTACTGGATAGAACGTGATGGCATAGCTATTGCAACACAGAATGTAACTGGTAATAGTCCAGCATCAGAGTTTACTGGCCCCACGGGCAGCAAGACAGTAACTATATTTGCTGTAAAGAATGATGAGAATTTTATAGCTGGTACTAGTGGAACTGGAATAGATATGACTGAATCATCCGCAATACCAGATGAGTTTCATGATGCACTGGCTCAGTATGCAATTATGAAAGGTTATGAAACCAAACCTGAAGCCATACAAATGGCTGGTTATTTTAGACAACAGTGGGAGATGTGTATTCGTGAAGGCAAGAAATACGCAAATACAGGCAGAGATGGTGCTGCCATAAACATTAAAGGATATGATTATTAATGGATGAAGTTAGTACACATACTTCAATGTCAGATTCTGCGGAATATTTTGTAGATGCTGGTGGTAGAAGTTGGGATCAAATTACTGCAAGTTGGGAAGATATTGTTATGGACTTTAGAATACCAATCGTATTTACGGAGGTGACAATTTCCTAATGGCAGATTTTAAAACACAAGTAGAAGACCTTATCGGCAGCGTTGGAGACGATGCTCTTATTACTCAATCACTTATAGATATAGGTGGTGAGATAATTCGTGCTATTCCAAATAGTGCACTATTGTCATCAGCTTTAGCTGTAGCGGTTTCATCTAGCGGTTTAAGCGTAGCAGATAAAAGAGTTTTAGCAGTAGATAAAGATGATCTTCCAGTTAGAAAAATTCCAGCAAATCAGAAAGCAAGATATAATGACACTGCTTCTATTTATGCAGCTACCGATACAAATCCAGTTTATTATGTAGAGGCTGAAACAATTTATTTAAATGGCGCAGCTGGAAGCGGCTCCACAGCTGGAGTAATGCATTATGTACCAAAACTACCAACACATAATGGTAGTGCCCTTATATCAAATGGAAGTGATGCAGTAGCCAATTTTCCACTGGAAGCAGAACATTTACTTATACTTGGAAGCGCAGTAAGGTGCTTACAAAGATTGATGGCAGATAAATCTTCTAGTCTATCTGATCTTTCTATATCATCAGTTGCCCCTGTACCTCCAGAATCACCAAGTTTTACAAGCCCAGATATATCATCTACTACAATAAATAATTTAGGTGTTCCACCAATTTATACAGCACCAACAACAACAATAAGCGGAATAGCGTGGGCAACTGAATATCCGACTCAAGGAAGCTCTATCACAACTGCGCTTGGATTATTAAAGGACGCTGTAGATCAAGCTGAAACAGCCGCAGATAAATTTGAGTCAGCTGATGAATCTGTATTTGGAGATGAAGATACATTCACAACTACAAATTCTCAACTGACAAGAGTTAAGGATGCGCTAGATAAAGTATCTGCATTAATTGAATCTAATAAACCTGCGTCTAGTTATGATGCACACGACTTATTGCAAGCAGAAGATTTAGAATTATTACAAGGAAATTTAGCCATAGTACAGGCAGAGCTTCAAAGAGCACAAGCTCATATAGGAGAATGGGTAGCTATTGGCGATATGAGAGTAAAAGAAATTAATGCAGCTCTCGCTGAAGCATCTGGATATGCAAATGAAATTCAAACTAGACTATCAGCTACTCCATTAAAAATATCTGAGTTTCAATCTAAGGTTCAAGATTCATTAAATGAATTCAATGAAGCAAATGTTCAGTACCAAGCAAAACTGCAAGAAGCTATACAGCAAGCACAGCTAAGTGCAAGAGAAGCAGAGCAAGAAGCCAATCTTAAGCTTCAAAAAGAGCAGGGTGAATATTCTTCTAAACTACAAAAATTTCAAAACGAACTAAGTGAGTATCAGGCTAATGTATCAAAAGAGGTTCAGGAATATACTCAAAACATGTCCCAGTACCAGTTGGACTATCAATGGAAACAGGGGCAGTATGCACAATTAAAAGCTGAATATAGCCAAGGCTTACAACTATTAATGGGGAGATAATTATGGCAAGTAGAGTAGACTTTGCAGTAAGCGCAACTCCAGTACATACACATACCACTGGAGAAGGTCAGGCTAACACTGATTCTATAGCTGCAGATGTTGGAAAAAGTTTAGGCGGAAATGGTAGTATAGCCCATACATGGGGTTCTACGGTAGGATATGGTTCAGGAAACGCAACGCTTGTAGCTGCAGGTACTAATTATGCAGTTGGACAAACAGCAGTAACACTTGGAACTTTTACAAGTGCTAACTTTGTCTTTATAAAGCATTCTGGATTTTTATCTAACGGAACAACTGTATCAGAAGTTGATGTAAAAATTACTATGGCAGCAACTATAGCAGATGCAACCACCGTAGCAGTATTGGGGCCGGGTGAAGCAATTATTTTACCATATGGGTCAGATACTGTAACACCAACTCTATGGGCTGCTGGTAATGGAGAAGCGGTTGGTGTAGAAGTTATGGGTGCTATAGCGTAATGAAAATTAATAAGGAGAAATAAAATGGGTATACGCAGTTATTCAACTAGCGAAGCTAACAATATACAGTTAGGACAGGCTGGAGCAGACTATGTTACTAATGCTACAGTTAATTCCGACACTTATATTGCAATACAAGCATTGAGTACTGATTGTGAAATCAGTGCAACATCAGCAGATACAGATGTTTGGGATAGTTTAAGCAGTATAACAGTGCTGAAAGGTCAAACAATTTACGGCAGATGGTCTTCTGTGACTGTTGCGTCAGGCGATTTCGCTATGGTATATCGGGGCTAAACAAAAAATATATAAGGTTTTATTATGGCAACTTTAACAGGTCAATCCATTGCATCCTCATATGAACAGTTATTACATGTTGATAATGATGGCGGTGGTAATGGTACTACACACGTATCAGTAAAAGACGGAGATAATGGAACCACTTTTAGTTTCACTATTGCTACTGATGCATTAATGATGACTAGTACCAATCGCCTAGAATTTGGCGATACTGGTACATATATAAATCAATCATCTGACGGTGTATTAAATATCACTTCTGATACTGAAGTTGAGATTAATGCAACTACTATAGATATTAATGGCGCTGTTGCAATGAGCGGTGCAATTACTGGTGGTACTAATATTACTATATCTGGAGAGCTTGATGCAGCTACGCTTGATATAAGCGGTAATACAGATATTGACGGAACTATAGACGTTGCTGGAGCATCTACTTTTGGCAGTACAATAACCGCTGGAAGCTTAGGAGCTGATACAGACAATACTGTAGTTGTTGTTAATAGTAGTGGGTTATTAAAAACAGACGAAATTGATTCTAGGGTCTGGGGTAGTACCTTAGTTGATACCGATGCATCAGGTGCTGATAATGAATTAGCAACTTGGTCTGATGCGAATACAATCATTGGAGAAGGAAATTTAACATTTGACGGTACAGATTTATTAATTGCTGGCGGAGGGAAAGCTGCGTTTAGAGATAATGGTGGAGAATATATATACTCTGTTAGTGACGGTACTTTAGGTATTGCAGCTGGTACTGAGATTGATTTAACAGCAACAAATATTGATATAAACGGAGCAGTCGATATATCTGGTAATCTTGTAGTTGGTGGTAATTTTACAGTAAACGGAACAACTACTACTATCAATTCTACCGTTATGCAGGTAGATGACAAAATGATTGAGCTGGCACATTCACCTAGCGGTTCAGAGGGTGATGATGCAGCAGTAGATGGTGGTGGTATTACTCTTAAATCCAGCGATAGTGATAAAACTATACTCTGGGAAAA